ATTAGCTTGAGCAGGAAGCTTGTTTGCTATTTTAAACAATGACATTTTGAAATTCCTTTTTTAGCCAATCCCAGTCATTGATTTTATTCATTGTAACAGTATCGTCACTGTTCTGAAGACCAAAATCTGATCCTGCTCTGGCACCTAATATAGCGTACTTTCCATTTGTTTCATGCCAACCTTGTGTACACCACGTTAATCTACGCTGACTGCATTGTTCAATTTCAGACCAGTATGTAAAAATATCAGTTTCGTGTCTGTAGCGATCCATAATCAATACAGTTCTACTTTTTCTGTAGTTTGCTTTTTTGTCATCAGACCAATCTTGTTTGCTCGCGTAATCTGAGACTTCAGTTAATTCTGCACGTTGTTGCTGTTGGGCTCGGCGAATTCTACTTTTGATCATTGACAATGATGCTAACTTGGCACATTCGCGGAATGCACCTATCCAAGTTGATTCGGGGGTTGTATTAAATCTTGTCTCGCAACTTAGTTCAGCCATGCTGACTGTAGATCTACCAATGGTAGTAGACAAGTCAACCGACCATTCGTGTTTTTCTAAAAAAGGCTGACGAGGGAATAATTTTACACCACCATAGCCGTATTCTAATCCGTTAACAGGATTAAGGCTCGGCCACACTAATACACATTCAGTTTCAGGTACGTCCCAATGTTTTTTATCAGGATCAGGCATCCATGTAAACTTGAATCCATCAACTATCCATGCGTCTGCATCAACTACCCAGAAATTTTCTGTTGTGCTTAATTCAGCGCAGGCTTTGTGTACATTGTAAATTCCTTGTACATTATCTACACGCTTTGCGTTAGGGGCAAATTCTAATAACCTGTTCCAGTTATCTTCGCACCCTTCTTCGCCCATTGTAATGAAGAAGACGTCTAACAACTCTTACTCCGCAATGAACTGCTCAACGTCACTTTCTTTAACTGTTGGAGCAAGTCTGTGAGGATTAAAATAGCTGGCTTTGAAAAATTTGCTGGCTGCTTCGTCAAGTTCCGCAATGTCTAGACGTAAGTCTTGTGTTAGAACCTTACCCAGCTTACGGATTTCTTCCATTAACTTTGTGCGGCTCCATGAGTATTTAGACACTGGACATGTTTCTTCGTTGCCTGCAAACTGAGGCTGAACGTCTTCGGCCCAATAAGCATTGTGCCACTCAAAGTCAGCTACTAATTTGTAGTCCCAATCTTTGCGTAAGTTTGTAAGGTAACATCCTAATCGAGCACCGTACATGGCCCACAGTCCATTTTGTGTGTCTGCGCCTACACTCATCCATACTAGCAGTCTGCGATGATTTTTAAAATTGTTTTTGTCAGCAATTTGACGCCAGTCCATTGGGCGTCCATCAATTAGAGCAAGCTTTACACCTTCGCGAAAGCCTGCACGATATGCTTGATAAGGAGTTGCGTTATTGTAAACGTCTGAATAGATGTTGTTTAGTTGATGATAGTGAATGTCCCAACAAAAATCTACTGCGCCTGCGCCAGAATCAACTGCTTCGTGTGTACGCATTTGCTCTACAACCTTTTTAGGCCATAACTTCACACCACCGTTGCCGTATACTAATCCATTGATAACGTTTTTACCAGACCACGATAGTACATCACTGCGATCAAACTTTGTTAGATCTAATTCTAATTCAAAAAACTCTGGACGTACTTTGTTATCAGCATCAATTGTGATAAAACGTTCAGTTTCTGCTAATCTTGCGGCGGCCTTGTGACAAGCATCACTGCCATACACTCCGTGACTGCGTTTGGCCCACGGACATTTTTCCAATAGGTCTGCATAATTTTCATCAGCATTAGGTTCATCATAGCTGATAAACACTACATCAAATTCGCTAATTGGGGTTTTCAAGACATTACTCCTATATCTAGATTGTTTGCTTTATATAACAAACTGGGAGGTGCCGGATGCGGCCATTTGTCTATGATTTCAAATGGGTGCGGCTGTCTTAACATAAGCGCAGGAAGTTCTGCCCATGCAACAAACGCTTCTGGATCATTGCCCTTTATAACAGCCACTGGTAAGTTGCCTACCAATTGATCAACTGGTGATCCGTGTTCGTAATGACTTTGTGCCCATACACCACCATCCCTGACAAAAACAGATATGTGCTTGCCGCGGCCCTGGTGACTTAGTACAGTCTGATCATCAGCAACACCCGAGTAAGGAAAATAGTTTTGAATTCTTGTAAAAAACAAGTTTGATGCAACAGGCGGAACATTTATTCTTACTTTCTGTCCTTGATACAGTATTTTTTGGACAGAATCGTGATTCATAAAGGACCATAAACGAGTTTCATAAAAACCACGTTCAATAATGTCAACTAACTTGGCGTTGGTATAGCCAAATAACTGATGAGGATCTTCTTCGTCTGTTATAAACAAAGGAAGAACGTCTTCGACTTGAGATCTATCAAGTCTTTCTTTAAGTTGAGTAGACCATGCACGTGTGGCTTCCACCCTGATCATGCCAGTGTCGTTAAAAAGTATCACACGTATATCACTTAGCGGATCGCCATAGTATTCGCTTGTGCTTAACCAGCCGCGCCATACATGCTTTTTCTTAAACTCAGTTGGACGTTTAACATCGACTAAATCAAGTGCGCCAAGTTTTTCATTGAACGCCACTCTAAAATCGTTTTGGTTTGTTACGCCTGCAAGTAAATTTTTTACCTTGGGATAACTGACTACTAGACTGTTTACTAGTTTTGATTGCCCTGCTTCAATGGACAATATTTTACCACTGTTAGGGTCATAGTTGATTGACCAAAACTCCGTTGGATTGCGTTTTCTTTTTCTTAATTCAAATTTAATCTCAGCCACGTTCCCAATACTCCAACGGCTTTTCGCTGTGTGCTAACCAAACAGGATGTAGTTGTGAATGGTTCTCTAACTTGAAATTTCCATTGGCAGGATAAAACGCAATCCAATCATGCCATGCATGACTTGAATACATCACTGGCGCAATTTCTAAATCTCGAATACTCATGTCAACTACTTTGAACCAGTCTGGTACTTGCCAGTTTCCTACAACCGACACTATTGCTAACACATGCTCTAACAATACTGTTTCTGGTTCGTACTCTGGCCAATAGTCTTTGCTTTCCAAATGTTCAATGGTTTCAAAGCTTAGTTTTGCACTTTCTGGATCTCCTATTACAGCAAGATAGGGCCAAACTGTGTAATTGTTCTTTTCGATTGCCAGACGATTCATTATCTTGCCAGCTTCAATCGGTACGCCACGATGGTCGATGCCCGTGCCTGGCATATAGTTTGTTTTATTTTGTTTTGCTAATTCAGCAATTTTAAAAGTAGTCTGGCGAGGACATAATCCTGCAAGACATACTATGTCTCCGGGCTCAAAGCTAACAGTACATAAATCTTTTAGTTGACGCCACGGTGATTCTTCTGTGCTGATCAAGTTGACAGTCTGGTTAACATCAACTTGTTTTACATCTTCTTTTGTTATCCTGCCAAGTGCTTCCTTTCCTGGAGGGACTAATACGTGTACAGTCATGCTAACATTTCCATGATTGTTTCGTAGTTGCGTAAAATGCTTTTCTTATTCATCAGATGAACGTCTTCGCCTTTTATTTCCACTACCATATTTTTCCACTCTTCTGGAAGATTACTAAGCATTACCCAATGGTTAGATCCTTTTACTTGAACAACATCGTCGCGCTGATCTTGATACCGCATGAAATTTGGTATCTGTCCAATAAAGCCGCCGTCTTGCCAGCCGTCGCACATATGAGCCGCAATACTTGCCGAGTAGTCTGTACGATATAGCGTTCCTGGAAACTTGTACAAGAAGCGGTAATATTCCCAATTCTTTTTGACTTCGCTCCACACATTAAAGAAGTGTTTGGCTTCTTCGCTTTTGCGCCAGTACACTACAGTAGACCACCACATGCGAATACCAGCATAGTGTAGCCAACGTTCAGTGGTAAAAGGCTCTTCGTTACGGAGATTACGAGCATCTCTGTACATGGCAACATTATATTGTCCGCCAAACAACATTGACAGATTGGCGTTGCCGCAAAGATAATCTGTATCAATTAAGATAGTTTCATCAAACGGACTTAGGTTATAAATGTCGTGCTTATTGGTGTTAGTAAACTGTGCGTTGAAGCTGTGGTATGCACCGTCATGATGTAGACGCATGTTCTTTTCGTATTCTGGGTTTGTGACAATAATGTCATCCCAGGCCGCGTTCATCATTGCAATGCCGTGTGTTTCCTTGCAATGTTCCAGACTTGCTTGATTGGTAACAAGCACCACTGGATATTCGGGCATGTACTTCTTTACAGCATAAGCGGCTACAAGAGCCAACTGAGTGTAATCAAGCTGTTCGTTGTTGTAGGCGAACATCATGAATCCTTTGGTGCTCATTTTATAGTCCTACAATTTTTGCTGTGCTTCGAGCCGATTTTAAACGTAACTGTTCTTCTTGTTTTAGACTCATTGCAGAGTCGTATGTTTGGATCAATTTATCCAAGAACTCTTTACAGTCGTTGATCTGAATAACATTGCCACTGTTATCCTCAACAAAAAGTTCTCCGCCGATTCGGTGCTTTAGATCCACAAAGTTCATTAACTCTTGTGTTGTTTTGAAAATAGCATTTTGGTAAGAAAGCAATAGCGCAGATTGTACACGAGCGTCGATGTTTTGACGCTGAACTTGTAGTGTTAATCTGTAATTGGCGAATGCTAATGCATCATCAAGGCGTTTATCCATGTGGTTCCAGAATTATTAAATGCGTTGTTATTTACCAACGCATTTTTTCTGATTTAACCAATTAGATTTCTTGCCAGGATTGGACCAACGATATAGTTGGGGTTGGAATTTCTAATGTTACTGTGTTTTCGGTCACTGTAGAAGGATGGCTCATAGTTACAGTCATAGTGATTGTTCCTTTGACAATGCATCCAAGTCCAGCGTTATCCAAAAGTGTTCTAAGGACTAGTTTATTGTTTTCAATTTCGCTGTATAGTTTTAGTCGACTCGAAGAGTAGCCTCCATAACCGCCGTAGCCTCCATAACCGCCGTAGCCTCCATAACAGCCGTAACCACCGTAACCACCATAGCCACCATAGCCACCATAGCCACCATAGCCACCGTAACCACCATAGCCACCACCGCCACCTGCTGGGCTTGTGTATAGTAATTTTTCGTTTTCAGTTATTTCGGAAAAACCTATTTCTTGTGTAATTCCTCGATTGTTCAAGCTTACACAATTCTCAACGTTGAGCTTTACTGTACCCATGTCACTGAAAATATTTTTCCATGTGTGATATCCACTTTGATATCCGCCATCGATGCTGTATGCAATTCGAATATCGCCGCCGGCGTTGAAAAAATGACGAGCACTTTCGTACCCACCAAAATCGAGTTCTACTACATTTTCTAACTGATGGTGCCAGTTTCCTGTGTCTGCACTATTATATGTGCCAAGAGTGCTAATTGATGTTAAACTTGGATCTACTGTATTTCGTGCACCACGGGCGCCGTTTAGTAAGCTCGATGCGGTATTAAAGAAATCAGCAGTAATTTTTTCACCGCGGGCAACAATAACCAATTCTTGGTCACTGCTGTTTGTTCTTAATGTGCTAATGTTGATTCGATTTACTAACTCGTTTGTATGATCTGCTGTAATCTTTTGTCCTTGTTGTACAGCGTCAACATTTTCACCGCCCCAACCCCAACGAATGTC